CGTTTATTGGGTCTATAGTCAGGTTTTTCATCCCACACACATATAACCTTATCTGGTTGGTACATTTCCACATAACTCTTAACGCTATTAAGGAACATATAAACATGGTAGTTTTCTGAAACATTTTTAATGTTATTTGCAACCCAATACACCCGATGTACGAGATTATTTCCGTCTATTGTTAGTATTTTCATTCTTTTTGTATTGGGATTCTATAACTTTATACACATACTTCGGTATTTTTTCAACAAATTTAATTATTTCCTTTTCTAAACCGGCTTCAAAATCTTTTTGAGGTATTTTAGTCGTAATCATTTCAGGCATCCTAAGAAAATTATACGTCTGTTCCTTTTTATCACGGCGAATAAATGCAAATAACTGACCAGCATATTCACCATGGTGGCATGCATACATGTTTCCAACTTTTATCTTAGTTTTATCCATAAATTTTCACTAATTCTTTTAATTGCTCGTCGAAATCATTGTATAATGGTTCATATAGCAAGTCTTTTTTGATTTTATTACAATTAATACTATATCTAAAGTCATGACCAAGCCTATCTTCAACAAAAATAACGTTTTTATCTAGATCTTTCCCCATAATTGTACATATTTTATCAACTAATTCAATATTTGTTAGTTCTAACCCTGATCCGATGTTATAAACTTCATTTTTACCTTGAGTACCAACGGCCCAGACTGCTAAATTGTGATCATGCACATGTACCCACTCGCGAACGTTTAAACCCTCACCATATATTGGTACTTTCTTACCTTCACTCAAGGATTTTATGATTGTTGGTATAAATTTTTCATTATGCTGATTAGGACCATAGTTATTACAACATCTCGTTATACTTATGTTACAATTAAACGTTTCAATATATGACATACATAAGAGATCGCTTGATGCCTTACTTGCAGCATAGGGAGAACGAGGTGCAATAGGGGTTAACTCAGTAAATGATGGATCATTGAACCCTAGATGTCCGTAAACCTCATCTGTACTAATATGTACAAATCTACCGTAATTATTATTAATTTTACGGAAACATTCTAACATATTTTGAGTACCTAGTACATTTGATTCAATAAAAACTTTTGGACCACTAATACTGTTATCAACATGTGATTCTGCTGCAAAATGGAAAATATAATCAAACTTATCATTAGTTAAGAAAACATTTTCCAACTCTAATGTATTTACAATGTCTAATTTATACTCTTTATCACATAAACCCTTAACATAATCTTTATTTGATGCATAACCATCTTTGTCTACACATGTTATTCTATGTTGAGGGAAGTTATCTCGTAGGAATCGTATAAAATTACCACCTATGAATCCGTAACCCCCGGTTACTAATATATTTTTACTTTCTTTTTGCATTTTTTATAATATCTGGATTTTGCTTTATCGTCTGAGTCGTTATTAGATCTTTTATTTTGGTTGTAGACCATTCATGAGATCTAGTTGTATATATAACTTTACCAGGTAAATCATCACCAGTAAATCGTTTACCAATATAATCTTCACCTAATATTCTTATATCCGGTTTGAAGAATTTAATTAATTCTATTAATTCTTCTTCAGTTTGATACATATACACATCATCGACATACTGAATAGCCATTAAAGTCTTATATCTTTCATAATAAGGTATAACAGGTTTATATTTTGTATATCTTGTAGCTGAAGGATCTTTCTGCAAGAACACTAAAAATCTATCACAGTGTCTTTTAGCTTCTTCAAAAGTATATATGTAACCGGGATGTAATAAATCAAAGTTACCAGCTGTAAAACCTACTAATTCTTTTTCCATTTTAATTCCTTTCCAATTAAAGAGGCATTTAATCTCAAATAATGTTCTTCATCACCAAAGTCGAAATTAAAATCATCTTTAGCTTTTTGATTAGATAATACACAATTACTTCTATTACATTTTATTTTTAATTCATCATAAGGTATAAACTTCCAATCATCATTTTTAATACCATACTCTTTTAAAATATCAGTAACTTCTTTAGTACCTAATGAGCTATGATGAACTGCATTATATATACCAGCTTTAAAATTTTTCATTACAGTTTCAATAAATTCACATAGAACTACCATATCTGTTTTACTATTAACAAAATCAATTAAATTAGGGTAATTGATAAGTTTAGTTAATAGATTTTTCTTAGTTAATTTACTTTCGATTGGCATTCTAATTCTAATAATATTAGTAAAATTAGTATCAAGTATTAGTTCAGATATATGTTTTGTTTTACTATAGAAACTTGATTGCTTTTCAAACACTCCAAAGTTTGGTATATCGTCTTCTGTATACTCTTTATCATAACCCCCATATATACAACCAGAACCTATATGGATAAAATTCATGTCTAAAGATTTACAAATACCTTCAATAGCTACCGGTACGTTTACATTATAATAAAAACAATCTTCTTTATTATCTTCACAACCATCTACATTAGGTGCACCCGTATAACCTGATGTATTAATAACCGTGTCAATATCTTCAGATAGACAAAAGTTATATAATACTTCCGAGTTAGTGTAATCTAAATCTTTTTTAGACTTAAAAAATATATTATTATCTGGTAGCCAATGCTCAGATAAATATTTTTCTAGATGATTACCCACGTAACCCTTACCGAGAATTAAAACGTTCATATATATATTTTAGCTTATAAAAACTAAAAATCAATGTATAGAATCCATTATAAATTTTTGAACGCATTGTGTTAATGCATCTCTATCTATATCATTTTTTGCATAAAAAATAGGTTTAATTAAATTACCTTTAAAATCATATCCCATTATTACGAAACATTTCATAAATTCAGCACATGTAGATACCATTGCTTCCATTTCATCATCTGTTTTTCTATTATTAAATTTTTCTTGTACTAAGGTCTTTAAAGCATCTCTTATTAAGTTTTCGGTATCCAGGTTTAAACCGTTATCAATGAATTCATCTTTTGCAATATCGTCTTCATCGTCGTTATTTTTAGATTTATCGGTCATAAGAATATTTAATATATTTTATAGGTAAATTATAAAACATCAACTGTTGGTGGTGAGTACATTATTTTAATAACCGGTCGCTTTTGAGACTGTTTATGGTGTATTGCATTAACAAAATTTAATTCAGTTGCCTTAGGATTTTTAATTCTTGTTATATGCCAGTACCAGGTGTTTACTTTATATAACTCATACTCAAATTTTATAGATAACCATTCTAACAACGCATATTGTTCTTTTTTAATTTTATAACTTGCATAATAAATCCTTTTTATATTACCCATATTAACAAAATTAATAAAAATTTCTGATTTTAAATCAGGGTGTTTTGATATTAAGTTAATATCATATTCCAAGTTAAATTTATCTTTTAGGTATTTTTTATGATCTTGAACCACACATAATCTATTTTCTGAATCTAAAACTACCGAAGACCATAAACGATTACTGTTTAAATAATCATTAGGTAATTTTATATATTCATTATTTTTGTAACTATATATTCTTACTACCATTTGTAGTCTGAATGACCTGTGGGGTCAATCTCCATATGCATAATTGTACGAGAGTCGGGTGAGTCATTAATAAGATTATGTTCTAATCTTCCATCAAACAACATCATTTGGCCTACATCTCCCCATTTAACTTTTTCATTATTTAAAGTTAAAGCACAGTTACCTGAACTCGGGGATAAACATATTTGAAATGTTAAAGTAGGTACTCTAAACTTATGCTTATGCGATTTTATCTCACTATTAGCCTGTATTTTGCTCATACCTGACCAATATACTTCATTGACACTTTCTAGTATTTTATATGTTTTAGGTAAAAGTTTTGGAGCTAATCTTAAATATTTTATCCATTTTCTTTTTAGCTGATATTTATCACCTCCATTCTCGGAAATAATCGCATTAAAGTTAGGAGCATGTATTTTATGTGAACCTGATTTACGATAATAAAACTGAGCTGCAACCCAACTACCAATTACATTCTCAACAACATTTTCGTCTTTAAAATCTGCTGAAAATTTGAAAAACATATCATCATTTCTGTAATTGTTTAATTCATTTACAATTTCATCCTTTGCATTAACTATTGGCGCTAAGCAAGCAAATTCGGTTGGATCATAAAAACCTCTCATATCAAGTAGGTTTACCAATTTTTAATTTAAGTATTAACTGTAGTATATTAGTATTTTTCCTTATTGTAGTATCGATTCGACTGTTTAATTTTTTCAATAACCACATATCAGGTAAAATATATTTTTTATTTTTCATTTTTGGGGTTATTTTTATTAATACGTCATCAGTATATACAGTATCAATAATTTTAATATATTTTTTTGCATCACTCATTGACATAGTTTTATCATTTATATATCTTAAAGTACCGTAACCTACATCCATACCTCCTTTTATTTTTATACCATTAGGTAAAATCTTTACAATAGCATATAAAGGACCAATATAATTTTTTATACCTGGTTCATTAGGGCACCAGCAACCTTTACCATTTAATTTATCAACCAAATTAATTTGGTCAGTCCTATACACCACTATATCTTCTTCATGAAATATACATTCAAGACCAGCATCAGTAAATCTATTTTTCTCTAAAGTTTCTAACATATACTAATTAGTTCTACTAAATGGATTTTTGGTCGGGTCGTTATTGATACCCTTTTCAAGTAGCTGATTTATAACAGCTTCAATGCTGTCAGTTTTTAAATAAAACCCTTTATTAAAATTATTACCACCATCGTCAAATTCAAATAATACTTCACCCTTCGCTTCTTTATTATTAAAGCAAGTAATATATACGCTATGATAACCTGGGTCGACTAGTACTGACCATCTTCTTGGATCAACTTGTGAATATGCGTTAAACATTTTTAAAACTACAAACCCATTATCTTTCAATCTCTTGATAAAATAACCTGCAGTTTTAATTTTATTTTTTACTTTATGCTCTGACCAATCCTTCTTCATATATTAATTAATTAATGCGGAGATAATATAAATCAATTCAGCGTCACCTTTTTTAAAGTTACAAGTTATTACACCCATATCTGTATTAACACTGAAGTTAACCTCGCGACTTCCACCAAAACTTACCAAACGAAAAGAATCGAAATTTACAGGTAAAGGTTTAACAATATTACCTTCAAAATTATCACTCAAAAGGCAAACAAAGTTATCTGAATTATGCCTAGATCTATCACCTAACTCGCTATAAATTTTATTATCTTCCTCAAAAAGATAAACCTTAGACGTTTCAGTTGCAAAACTACTACCTTTAAAAAGAGTATTTAATTCACTTTCTTTAACAGTGAATTTAGTATTAAATTCAAGCTTTTTTACCTTTTCAACGTTTAGAGAAGGTTGCTTTATAATACCATCATCTAATAAATGGTATTTAAACTTATAACCATTTTGATTATAGGATAAATTATTTTCGTTTATCTTTAGTTCAATATCTTCAGTAGGTATAATATCTAGAACTCTAATAAGTTTCTTAATATCAGGTAGATTTAAAGTTACATTATTAGGTATATCAGTATCTACTTTCATAGACGACTTGCATACTATAGTTGCATCTGCTGATGCCAACGTACAGCTTATAATATTATCTTCTACCGATAAGATACAAGCATCATTAAGATTTGAAACTGGACCTAAAAAATTAGATACAAAGTCTTTTTTATTTTTTATTTTTAAATAACCCATAAACTACATCTATTATATTAGACTTCCTCTTTATTATCCACTGACTTTTTTTTTGTTTGCCTTTTAATAGGTAAAGAAGTAACTTTTGAATTTTTAACTATTTCAGTTAACTGGTTAACCTTTTTATTTAGATGATTCATTTTATCTAAAATCCTTTCAACTAATACAAACAATTCATCTTTTTCGGTCGAATTAAAGTTAAATGACAATTGGCTTTCATCTACTACTTGCTGTTCTACAGGCGTTACTGGTTGTTCAACTTGTACTTGAGGCTGTTGTACCTCTGGTTGAGGAGGAGCAGACTGCACCGGTGGTGGTGCAGTCTGTTGCGGTTGAGCATAAACTTGTTCAATTTGCTTCTTTATTCCTTCACCCGCTCCCCTCTTCAAAGTAGTAGCTTCACCGATAATGTTACCGTCCATTTTTTTTGCTTCACCATACATATTACCCATAAAATTGAGTAAGACAGACCTTTCTTCTTCAGGCGATAGCTGCCGTGACATTTCATGCGGCGGGGCTCCACCTCCTGAATTGTCGGGCATTGGTATCATTGCTGGCATTTGATCACTCATATTATTAAACGTCTAAACCTTCAAGTAGTTCTTTTAGAACTTCATCTTCATCATCGTCTTTTTTAGTTTCAGTAACAGGGGCTGCTGCAGGAGTAGTTTCAATAGGAGTATCAACTACAACTCTTTCAACAACATTATTATCAGTAGATGAGTCTCTTACGTAATAATGCTCATCCATCATAGTCTTCAGTTCATCCGCACTCTTTACATTGAATACACTAGATAGTTCAAATACATTATCATAAAGTTCTTTATGTTTATCTTCGTCTAGATTTTCAATCTCACCAGGCATACCAAACTTAGATGATACATAAGTCGGGAAGTCACCTTGCTTTTCAACCTTAACTCTAAAATTACAACCGTTAGGTCCTAGATCGAAAATACGAGCACCTAATTCAGCTGCATCTTCACCTTCGATAGCATCGGTAATAATATTATGAATTTGCTTACCATAACGAAGCATTTTTACTTTACCATTATTTTCAGGATTAACAGGGTCATTAACAACATATACGTTAACCAACCACTTTTCAGAACGCATAATTGCCTTAGCCTTCTCTTTTTCTTCTTCATTACCTGTACGAAGTATCTTATATCGCTCTTCAGCAATAGGATCTCTTTCACCAAAGGTTTGAAGAGAGATTGCACTAGTATATTGACCAGTAGCAAAACTATTCCAACCATGCTGATAATAATGAAAGAACGTCTTAGAAGGATCCTTACCATAAGGCAACAACCTTACAGTAAAGGTATTACCTGGAGGCGTCTTTAAGATATCACCTATTGCACTCTTATTACTATCGTTATCTGCTGCTAATGCAGACTTAATACTATCAAACATTGAACTCGTTATATTACTCATAGTTTAATTATAGACTATACTTTTTGATTTTCAACGAAAATCTTAAACTTATTAATTATTTTCTTTGCTTTAGAGCTAGAATAGTATTTCGTTCTAATGTAATTTAATCGAGAAAAATTAGAACTATACATAGTTTTTATATCTGTATCTATAGAACCTAATACCTTTTCAAAATTACTAAAAGCAAATAATATAAAAATTATAACATCTCTATTTTTAATATGTTTAAGAAAAACATTATATTCTCCTTCCCTAAATGAAAGGTAATCCTTAATATTAATATCTTTTTCTTTACTATAGTTATAGATGAATTTTATTGATTCTTGCATTTTAAGTAATGTTTTATCATCATCAGGATTATTTAAAAGAAACTTATCATTGTATAAAGTATAAGCTTTTATTGCTTTAGGTCCAAGATAAAATTTTAAATCGAAATAATTTTCATCATATACAAAATATGGAGCTTCGAAAAAATCTTTTATTTTTAAATGTTTAAATTTGTAGAAAAAACTACTTAATTTATTAACGATGATATAATTTTCATCCGGAAAATTATCAAAATTCTTTCTATACTTTACTGGCTTATTATTAACCTTTTTGCTAACTTCTAAAAAATTATTATAAATTACTTTTTCTATATCAGTCATCAAATCCATCAAATTTATTCAAAAATTTTGTTACGTACTTACTTTTGGTTACAGAAGGTTCAGTTTGAATATATTTTTTAATTGCGGTAAAGTCATTTTCTTCCTCTATAATACTAATGAATATATCACGTAAAGCCCTATTTTCAAGTATTTTTAAAAAAACAGTAGCAAAATTCATTTTTTTGTCATGAACTAAAGCAACAAACGTGCAGAAAGAGTAAAATGATTTTTCGAACTCAGCCGTTTGAATATTTGAATATGGACTATTATTTTTCATTTAATGGTTTTAGTAATTTAGTAATATTAATTACAGATTCGTTTAAAATTCCACCAGCAGCATCTTCATGCCCACCCCCGTTAATAATTTTTGAAGCTAATTTACCCATATTTAACTCACAAGTTTTACTCCTTCTCATATAAACACATTTACCTTTCATATTTATCATTAAAACGAAATCTACTTTGTATTGTTCAATAATACGTTCGGCGATTTCATTAGGACTAAATGATACCATAACCCCTGCAACATCATAAACAGTATTACCAATTTTTATATCTCCTCTGTGTATAGTCTCATCTTTAAAAAAGTTATTAATTTTATTTTCAACAATTTTTAAAGCATTTTTTTGAAATTGATTAAAACCAAAAAAACCATCTTTAAAATCATTTTCAAATTTATTAACTCTGTCACCCGTATAAGCCCAAAATACTTGATTTAATGGTTTACTAAACGGTAATTTTAATGTATAGCTATCATAATCATCTATTAGTTTAACCAATAATTTTTGATTTTTATTAAGCTTATTTTCTAGCTTAAAAGTATCATATATTAACTTAGTACATGAAGGGTAATCTTTTATTATTGGTTTAGCATTTTTATAATTATCAATTAGTTCTATATGCTCAGCGTGATGATCAATTACAATAACGTTTTTTAAATCACAAAGTCTAATTTCACTTTCTTTTAGATTTAAATCACTAATAATTACTAAATCATAATCTTCAAATTTAAAATAGGCTATATCATTAATAAACTTTTTTTCAGTTGTAACGGAGTATGTTAATGTGGTATCTTTATATGCTTGCTTTAAACAAAGATACGAACCAGCTCCATCGAGATCTGCATCTGTAATTATATGGATCTTAGGCATTTATTTTATTTAGTTCCTCTTTTTAATTACTCAACATGTCAAGGGTATTGGTTAAATCAGACATTTCGCTTCCTTCATTATCAACGTTTAACGTCTCATCTTCAGAAATAGTCAAAGTATCATAATCTAACCGTAATGCCGTCTGCCCATAATTAGCACCATATCTATTTTTCATCATACCCATTTTAACTATACCTAATTCTTTATCTTCATCATCTTGAAAGATACTAAAAATACAGTCAGCAGTAGCGGCCATTCCAATAGATTCTGATATTGTATCTAAACCAGGGTTCGCTTCGTCATAACCAGATCTATTTAACTGAGTAGCAGAAATAAACGGGCATTCAAAAACATAACTTAAAGCACGAATACCTTCAGCAACATGCTTAACTCTTTCATAAGAATTATCACCAAGAGGACTCTTCAACAAATTTAAGTAATCAAGTACTACCGCGTCAACTTTAATACCTCTGTTTTTTAATTCTGTAATATAACCTTGTATATTCTGCGGTGTAACAGTACTAGGAGGAAACTCTTTAATTAAAATCTTACTATTAGGTTTACCATTATTATAACTCTTTATTTGAGCTGATAAAGATTGACCAGCTCCTTTCAATTCTCTCATCGGTATTCTAGTTATATTAGATGATAACCTTCTTGCATATATCATCTCTGACATTTCAAGACTTATAACTAAAACTGTCTTACCTTTAGAAGCTATATTACAAGCTATATTACCTAAAAATATAGATTTACCAACATTAGCTTCTCCAGCAAATACATACAACGATCTACCATTTTGTAAGAAACCACCGTCTATTTTATCATCTAACCATTTCCAACCAGAAGATATTGTAGGTTGGTCTACATTTAGATCATCTACAACCTTATCAATATTTTCAAATAAATCTAAACCTATCTCTTCCTTTAAATTAACGTTACAGCTTTTTTCAAAACTATCTAAAATAAAACTTGTATTAACTTCACCTTTACTAACATCCTCAGCAACAGATAACATTGTATTGTATATTGCTCTTTCTTTTAAGAACCGTTCAGTATTAGAAGTTAACTCTTCATCATTAAAGTTCTTATCAATATTAGGAAAATTCTTTACAACTGATCTAAAACTTTCCTTTAGTTCATCATTAATTAAGTATGACTTTAATTCAGTAATAGTAGGTATACTCTGCCTCTTAATATAGAAATTAGTTATTAAACCGAAAACAGTCTTAATATTTTTATCATTAAAGTAATCCGGCTTTATATGGTCTATAATTTGAGTTAGATAACTTTCGTTAGTCAAACTCTTATAAACTATAACCTGCTCATAATAATCTAAATTTAATCTACCTATATCTTCCATTATCTTCTTTCAATATCTTGTTCAATACATTCTTTACCATATTGTATTTCACAAACAATACATTCACTATTACTAATATTAGCTGGTTTATGCCAATTCTCAACTGGTATATCAATTATATTATTTTTATAATAAAGTTTACCATTAACAGATAGTTCTCCTTCTAATACAAACCAATGTTCACTTCTTTTAAAATGACGTTGATCACTTAATGATTCACCTGGGTTAATATGCAAAGTTTTTATTTTATAACCATTACGTTCAAATAAAACATTATAGCTACCCCAGTTCGTTTTAGTTATTTTTCCCATCTTTGCAATATCCAACTGCTACTATTTTTTTTATCTGCTCCACCAACCCCATATTGAAAAATAATTTCTTTATCGTCAAATAACCCAGGAGCCTCTTCCGGAACATTACCTTGTTTTCTATCTCCTCCATTAGCAAATATGATTCTATTAAAGGGGAATAGCATTATAACATTTCTTATAGCTTCAATTGCAGTACCATCGTCATCATTAAAGAGAATGCAGTTATCAACGTATTTTAATGCTGATACTATTTCGAACCTTTCTGATAAAGATAAAAAGTTTTTACCTTTTTTTTGTTCTAACCAAGAGTCAGAGTTAACACCTACAATTAATTTATCACCAAGCTTTCGAGCTGCTTTAAGATATGCTAAATGACCTGAATGTAGTGGGTCAAATCCCCCTGTAACTAATACTACCGTTTCCATTTTTTAATAAAGTATTCTTGTCCTTTATAAAACTCTTGGTTAGGGTTTGTTAAACCTGGACTTGAATGAATTATTGGAATATCAACTACACCAATTGTAACGTTATTTTTATTACATTCTAAACTAAAATCTAAATCATAGTAATGAAACTTAGATGGGTAAGATTCATCAAATTTTACATTAGTAGGTAAATTTTGTATATTAATACCGATAAAGACGCCATCAATAACCAAAACACGACCTGGAATAGGGCCAAACGAAGTATACTGATATTGGTTAGAATGTCCGTGAGCAACATTTCCTCTTTGGTCTTTCCTCTCGGACATAAGATGCCATAAAGCAGGTTCTTTAACCTTACACGTACTAGCCCCTGCGAGAC